AATCCGTAAACTGGAATAAAATGGAATTGCACGTCCACCAGGAGTAATATCTTTTGGTGTATAAGGATTGCCATCAGAATTGTCTCGAAGTTGATTAGAGCAACACATCAGGAGATTTCTTTTTTGTAATATCCGGCAAGTTTTTCTGGTGTGTTCTGAAAACTCTTTTGCTCGTTGCTGTCCTCTCTTGTCCTCGCTCTCCATTTCCATCTCAGTGGAAAGAGCAGCAAGGGAGTCGGTACAGATAATATGAATTTTATTTTCAGGTTTCGGCTCCCATTCTCTAATAGGCTTGAAAGCTTCTGGAATGGTATCTGGGCTGGAGTAATTCATAGCACTAACATCTAAGTCAAACAGCTTAGCAAATTGCTTATTGAGTCGAGCCTCTGGGTCAAGAAACATAACTTCTCCGCCCTGTCGCTGGACGCTCCCTGCTATCTCACAAAGCAAAACAGTTTTGGCGGTGCTCTCGGCGCCAGATATTTCAACCAGTATTCCACCAGGCAGACCTCCGCCACGAATCCGTCCGCCAGAGATAGCAAGGTTGAGAAGAGTTGATCCGGTATCAATCATCGTCTCGATATTACCATCAAGCTCAGGAACTGAAAGAGGAGCTTTATTTGCTTTGTCTTTCAATTGCTTGCTGAGTGATTTGTCTGTTTTTCTTTTCATTTATCAAATTCTACTTTCTCACTCAGTGTTTGCAGAATGTTTAATATATACGTAGAAGGCAAACCTCGTTTTTGTAATGCATACTTAAGTTCCAGTTTGTATTGCTCAAAATGGTTTTGCGCATCTTCTTTGGTAGAATGATGTATTGACCTTTGTTCTTGACTCCATCCGTCGATTGCTCTTTTTATTAAAGTATTTATAAGAATATTTACTGGTTTTTCAAGCGGAATTCTGCTTTCTAATATTGACCGAATAATATAACTTTTTGGGACTTTATAGTACACAGCCCATAAAGCAAGATATTCTGCCAGTTGCCGGGGCAAATGCGCCCCGACAAACTGACAATCTGTTGACTTGATTTTCCCTTGTTGTTTCTTTTGAATATTGAATGGGTTATTTCGTAGCAACTTTTTTATCCTTCTTTTTTATCGAAGCAGGGATCCCACTCAGCGCAGTTATTACAATCGTCTTCATACTCATCCGTGTCTACCCCAAATTGATGTCCATGGGGACAGTTCGGCCCATTATCATTTTTCTTTTTTTCATTCCTTCGGGCTTGCTTGCGTGCATCTTCCTCTTCTTGTTTCTCGGGGTTCTCACCAGTACCATGGCATATTCGGCACTCATTGCCCTTACTATTTTCACCAGTACCTTCACATGCTATGCACTCATTACTATCAGTGGTAGGTTCTTCTTCCTTTTTGTCCTTGGGAGTTTCTTCTGGCATCGACTCAGGGCGCCCATACTCTTCCGGCTGTTTTGGCATATCCTCAGCTTCAGCCCCGGTGTCATCATCATCGTCAATTTCAAGGAATTTTGCTTCGAGTTCCTTATATGGAAGAATTTCCAAGAGTGACAGCATATCAGGCAAATCATCCAAAATGCTGTCATCAATATCGTCGCGGTCTTTGAAATCAACTCGTGTGGCTTGTGGGAAAGGTTGCCCTTTTCCAATACTCTTTTCTCCAAAACGAATTCGAAGGGTCATACCATTTTCCAAACTTGGAAACCCTTCGTAATTCTCATCGGTTTTCAGTTCATCCAAAAGAAGTTCTGTAAAATTGTAGTAGCTGATATCCCATATATGGGGCACCTCTTCGTAATCTTTATGCTTACGTGGAATTACGAAGTACAACATGCGCTCTTTCATTTTGATTTGCTTGGCAGCTTCTTTGTCTTTGTCAGTCCCAGCCCGCATTAATTCAGCATATGCCAAACAAATCGGACACTTTTTCCTGATGCTGGAAAGACAAACCACCGCTTCATTTTCTGATCCGATATAACGATGCATTTTGAATCGACGATGGTACCACAATCTTTCAGGAGTAATCTGTTCCTCTGCCGGATGATGCGGTTCTGTCACGCGGTATGGCACGAAATCAAGGAACACAGGCTTGTCTGATGCTTCCTCTTTGAATATAGAAAATCCTTTTGGGATTTCCAAATACCCATACCTGCTTTTTTCTGACGTGCGTTTCCGCGCGTCATCTCCAGTTCTGCCCCTGAATGAATTCTTACTCTTCTTCGCTGTTGCCATCTTTTTGCTCCTCCTTTAGGTTTTTGAATGCTTTGATTAGTCCTGTCATGTGTGCTTCAGCAATCCAACCAGCAAAATGGATGGTACCATATCCTGCTATCCCGATGCAGATTGCCAAAACAATTATCCATTCAAACCAATTCATTTTTTTCCTGCACCTTTGCCTCTGCTCATTTTCCTTGATGTGGCATTATCAACTTCTTCTTGCATTACCTTTCGTTTCCACTCTTCATCCAAATCTCGCGGAATAGATGGGCCAGCAAAATACTGTTGACCATGCAACTTCACTAGATATTGTAAAGCCTCCTTTCTCGTAACTGCGATTTCCCATTTTGCTATTCCAGCATATTGTAATTCGTATTCTGTCTGCAGAAGCTCCTCGATCAATTCCTGATAATCGGAGTGCGCCCGATAGTAAGCTTCGATGTCTGAAGCATTTGGTTTGGTTTTGCTACAGCACTTTTCTGGATCTCGATTTGCTTCTTGAATTAGTTCTGAGCGAAGTGTTTTTTTCCGTTCTTGAAGTTTGTCAACTTGTAGCTTTAGCTGGGCGTGATGCTTTCCATATTTCAAGGCCAGCGAGGCTTGCTGCAGTAATTCTACATCTAGTCCTGACTGATCAATCAACATATCTCGTTCGTAATTTAATTTATTCATATTTTCATTCTTCCTTTCATTTATATTATACTAAATTGCCTTTGGTTTTTTAGGTGCTCATATCTTTATTTCACCCACCTTTTATTATGGAATAACACGCAAAGACCAAACCCGGCCAACCAGAATTATAAAATGGATTAATAAATAATTCCATTACTAATCCTGCTCGATCATTTTCTCCTTTGAGTAGGATTGCTTCACAATATCCTAACACATGCCGACGAATACTTTCAGCTTCTTGCTCTTTTAATCCCTTGAGAATATTTGCAATTTTTTTCCATCCTGTTTTTTGTAAAAGAGCACGGCATAGTTCAATAGATTGAGATTGAGTTTCTGCAACTCGTTTTGCCGTCTCCAATCTATTACCCGGTTCCACTGCTAATACTTGCTCTAAAATCTGAAGAGCATTTCGGGAATGCCCAAAACTATCTTGGATGATTTGCTGATAGATTAATTTTTGTAAGGTTTCACCTTCAGCTTTGACTATTCTTCGGAGTAATCGCATCATTTGATTTTCATTTAATGGGCTGACATTGTATTGACTGCATCGTCCTCGGATAGTTGGAATTAATTTAGTTGGTTCAGTGGTGCAAAGAATAAAATAAACATGGCGTGGGGTATCCTCTAGGATTTTAAGTAGTGCATTCTGCGCATCATTACTTAATTTATGGCATTCATCCAATATCCAAACTCTACATGCACCCTCTAAAGGTTTATACTGTGCATTTTTACGAATTGCTCGGATAGTATCAATGCCTCGAAAATCTGCTGAATCCACCTCAACATAGTCCATGCCGCTGACATCTAACTTACTTGCAATAATCCGTGCTAGAGTCGTTTTTCCGCAACCGGTGGGTCCATGCAATAGCAAAGCATGGGGGCAGCCCTTTTTATCGCTTAACACCGACCCTAGGGCCTCTACAAGCTGTTTATTACCCTCTATCTCACCAAAACTTGCAGGGCGATGTTTATGATACAGTGCCATTAGTTTTCTTCCTCCCATTTTGGATCTTCATTAAACCAATGATTAGCAAAAGAGCTTGGTCCTTTGATTTGGTTCTCATAAGCCCAAAGGGGCTGAAGATTGTTCAAAGCCCAACACTCTTTGAATCCATCAGAGTTGGTAGTCGGAATTGTGAACCCATAGACAGGTCTGATGTGGTCGAGATGCCACTTTCCATAGTTTTCCCATACCATCTTAGGCACAAACTGCTTTTCGATGTGAGAGACCAGTTCTGCGAAAGTCCAATCTACAAGTGCAGT